CGAACCACAGCACCGTGTACGACTACAGCCACAACGCCATCCACACCGTCCTCAAGGGGACGGCGGAAATCACAGGCGGCAAGATTGGCAACTGCCTCCGCATCGGCGGCAACGGCGGCAATGAAGAGACAGCCTTCCCATTCGACCTCACCGGGAACTACACCATCACCATGTGGGTAAGGCGCGACGCAACGCCAGCCGACGAGACCTTCAAGGCCGACACGCTGACAATCTTCTTCCATGCCGTGAACCACGACAACAGCACCGAGAAGACATACGACCTCACCCTCGACTGGATGCACCTCGCAGTCGTCAAGAACGGCACGACAATAAAGGTGTACATAGACGGCCAGCAGGTGGACACGTTCACCATCACCGAGCAGCCGGACTACGTCCTCATTTTGCAGGACGGCAGTAACGAGGAGGAGACCTACGCCTGTATCGACGACCTCACCGTGTACGACGCACCACTCACGGCAGAAGAAATCAGCGGCCTCGTCAACACCGCCGCACACCAGCTGCGCTATTATATCGACGGCATCGATATCCGGGAGACCTACGGCATCCGCTTTGAAAAGAGCCAAGGCCTCCTCTCCCGCCCGAAACTGAAAGCCCCCACCAAGGTGGACTGGCCGGACTACCACGGCGAGGTCGTGGACTTGACAGCGAAGCGCGTCGAAGCCCGCACCATCACCCTCAAGGGATGGATGCCCGCAGAGAACAAAACAGACTTCATACAGAAATGGAACGAGTTTCTCTCGATATTCGACAAGGACGGCACACAGCGTCTTATGGTGGACGTACACCCGACTAAGCCCCTCGTTTATGAGGTCTATCTGGAGGACGAGCTGGACACTGACAAGCGGTGGAGCGACAGCACGATGGTCGGAACCTTCACCATCAAACTCAAGGAGCCTGATCCTGTGAAGCGCGTCATTCGCCAACTCGTCACCTCTACCAGCGCGGACAGCCGCAACCTCAACATACAGATGACGAGCCAGAAGGCCGTAACCATCTACTGGGGAGACGGAACCAAGGACGAAGACCTCAACGGAACCATCAACATGACACACCAGTACCCGGAGGGCGCAGCCACCTACTACGCCATCATCGGCGGGGTTATTGAAGACATCAGCAACTTCTCGACAACAGGAATCGTCGTATGGAACAAAATATAAACCACACCGACGGCACGAACACCAACCTGCGACAGAGGGCAGCGGCCAGCGGCCTCACCAAGATGGAACAGAACCGCACCTTCATGGGCGACGACAAGCTGACAATCGACGCTATCGCCGCCCAGCCGCTGGACTTCCGCGTCGGCGACACCATCAACGTACACGGACAGAAATACACCATCAACAGACTGCCCACGGCAAGGAAGGAAGGGGAACGCCGCTACTCCTACAGCATCACGCTGGAGGGAGCGCAGTACGGCCTCATCACGGCGCAGTTCCTTCTCTTCGACAACATCACCGACGACGTGGTGGCCAACCCAAGCCAATACACCCTCGACGGACTGATGCTCAACAGCCTCTCCGGGACGGCGGGCGACATCTTGAAAATGATTGTCCTCAACGCCAACCGCGTACACGGAGACGGAGCGTGGATAGTCGGAACCATCCCGGCCAGTACAGACACGCTCAACTTCACGCTGGAGGACGGAACCTGCCTCGAAGCACTCCAAGCCCTCGCGGAGCAGTGGGAACTGGAGTGGGAAATCAGCACCGACGCAAACGGAAAGCACACCATCAATCTCGCCAAGGAGCCGACCACAATCCCGTCCCCGCTCACCACCTTCGCCTACGGACGCACAGGAGGCCTCTACAGCATCGAGAGAGCCGCCAAGCAGGACGACATCATCACCCGCCTCTACGCCTACGGCAGCACCCAGAACATCCCGACCTCCTACCTCCAAGAAGCCAACACCAGCCGCCTCTGCATCAAAAACGGCAATAACCGAAAGAAGCACCTATCCTACGTCGAGAACGCCACGCTCAAGCAGCAATACGGCCTCCGGGAGAGCGTCGAGGTGTTTGATGAAATCTACCCGCAGCGCGTCGGCACGGTGACGGCCATCTACTCCTCCGGCGCGTCATTTTGGAAAAAGTTTCGAGACAGCGATATGTTCGACCTCAACGCCCGCGACTCGCAGACAGGCGAGACTCTCTACCTTATACCGGGAACCACGCCGAAGGTCACCTTCCAGACAGGACAGATGGCTGGCTACACGTTCAACATCACGGACTGGAACAACACCACCAAGTGCTTCACCATCGAGGAGTTTAAGGAGGAGGGCGACCTCACCCTGCCCAGCGAGACCGTCAGCAATCTGCGCATCAAGACAGGAGACAAATACATCCTTACGGACATCAACCTCCCGACCTCCTACATCACAGCCGCCGAGAATAAACTCAAGCATTACGCCAAGAAGAAACTGGCGCAACTCAACGCAGACCTCTACCAGTACACCGTGGAACTCGACAGCCGCTACGTCAAGAAACACGCCACAGGCTGGGGACGCACCGCCGACAACCCATTCAAGCCGGGCGACTTCATCGCCATAACGGACAGCGAGCTGAACACCACCATCACCCTCCGGCTGACCGCCTACACCCACGACCTCATCAACGACACCTACACCCTCACCGTCGAACTCTACCAGCCGCGCATCAAGACCACGCAGACGAGACGCAGACGCTGGTACATCGACGACTGGCGCAACAGGATAGCCGAGAGATTCTCCATCAACAACGAATACACCGCAGAGCGAGCCGCAGAGGTGGCCGCCACCGGGATGGAGGAAATCATCGCCGGACGTGGCTCCTACAGCAGCCTCAACGGACGCATGACTGCCATCAACGGCACGGCCACAGGAGCCAGCAACACGGCCAACAGCGCATGGGCGAAAGCCCTGCAAGTGGCCAGCGACTACCTCCAAATCTGTCGCTTTGTCAACAACGGAAACTTTGCAGACCGACACATCAGCAAAATCCCGACCTTTGAGGGCAACAAGTGGAGCCTCGACGCGGATGTCAAAATCACCGACACCCTCTCCAAGATTAGAAACGGCTTCACCATGAACGAGTGGGTAATCCAACAGGCCGCTGAAATCGACTTCGGAGACGGCAACTACGAGAGCGACAAGGAATACAGCGTCTACGCAGTCCTCAAGGACGACGGAACCACCGAGTACAAGGCACTGGCTCCAGACAAAGGAGAGATAGACGGAACCTACCTGCTGCTGGGAGACGTAAGCGCGGAGGACGGCAACGGAGAGCGCACCTACACCCCGACAATCTCACAATCGTACATGGACGCGGGAGTGTTGCGCGACAGCGGAGGCAACGCGGTACTGGACATCGAGAACAAACGCCTCAATGGAGCGACAAAAATACTCGGCATAAGGAATACGGCACAAGGAGCAGACCTCGACCTCGTCACCGTACTCGGTGCATTGCCGACCACCGCAGGAGGACTCCGCAAGCAGGTGGCAGACAAACTCAACAGCACAGACATCGAACTGACGCTCACGGCTGGAGGCGGCAAGATACGTCTCGGCCAGAACGAACTCCCGCTCAAGGTTATAGACGACAACGGCACGAAGAAACTGATAATCGGAAACGACGGGCTCGCATTCGACGCACAGGGGAACATCAGCGTGAAGAGCGGCAACACATACGTCAATCTGTTCCGGGCATTGACACCCAGCAACACAAAAATCCAAAACGGCACAATCTACATCGACAACACCAGCATCACCCCGGTGTCGGACTCAAACAGATTTGTACATACGGACGATGCAGCGTGGACGGAACTCACAGGAAAGATGGATGTGCTTGTTCAAGCCTTCGATGGAATGCACGTCCAAGTCTGCGACGACAAAAAATGCTACCAAAGAGAAATAGATTTTAATAAATGAACCAACGCGGCCAGCCGAGGGGTCGGAGCAGCCGCTAATTAATAACTAAAAACCACCGAACAATGAACAACAGAGACGGAATGCAAGTCAGCGCACAGGTCAGCAAGATGGGAGTCATCACGCTGAACCAAGACCAGAACTTTGTCATGGACGGCCAACCATTCCAAGTCAAGAACGACAGGGAAACCGCCGTGACGCTTGAGGTGCTGCCATACGGCAACTTCGACCGCGACAACCCCAGCAACAACCAGTGGGTGACGACCAACATCGCTCCCGGCTGGAACCCGGAGATACTCGTGGCCATCAAAGCCAGCAGCCAAGACGTTGACCTCAAGTGGGGCTATTAACGGAGTTATTAACTAAAAACAATTATCACAATGGGAATTATCATCGGAATCGGGGACACCGCCAGCGGCGGATATGACAGCTACTACGGTGTCGAATGGGACACCGAGAACAGCACCCCGACACTCACGCGCATCGGCAGCCCGCACCTTCACAAAGAGCTGCCAGTCCAGAGGGGAATGCGCCGCTGCCTCGTCACGGACGACGGCACGGTGACCTACCTCCACGCCAGCGACAGCACCAAGAAGGAAGACGGAACCGCCGCCGACCTCTCGGGAGCCGCAGGACAGGTCATGGTCGAAATCCCCGAACACTACCGCCGCTTTGTCGTCATCGGGACGAAACGCCGCGTCCTGCTGGCAGCCAAAGCCATCGACGGCTTCACCAAGGTGCCGAAGATGTACATCTCGGCATACGAAGCCGCACTCGACCGCACCAACAGCAAGCTGGCATCGGTAGTCAACACCACCACCCAGTACCGAGGCGGAAGCAACACCAGCGCATGGGACGGAACCTACCGCTCCCTGCTCGGTATGCCCGCCACGAACATCACCACAACCAACTTCCGCACCTACGCCCGCGCCAGAGGCACAGGCTGGGAGATGTACGCCTACGAAGCCCACAAGACGATGTACTGGCTCTTCTGCGTGGAATACGCCACCCTCAACAGCCAAGCGGCCTACAACGCCGAACTTACCGCCGACGGCTACCACCAAGGCGGCCTCGGCGACGGAGTGACCACCATCGCCAGCGGAACGTGGAACACCCACAACTCCTACAACCCGATGGTGCCGTGCGGAGTGACCAACAGCCTCGGCAACGCAACAGGCACGGTCAGCTACGCCGTCACCGCCAGCGACGACAGCACCCTCATCACATTCAGCGTCCCCAGCTACCGAGGCATTGAAAACCCCTTCGGCCACATCTGGAAGATGAGCGACGGAGCAATGATGGTCAGCGAGACGGTGGACGAGGTCGCCACGCCGCACTTCTACGTCTGCCCGCTGGAGGAACACGCAAACTGGGCGAGCAGCAAAAACAGCCACTATGTGCTGAAAGGAACGCTGCCGACGGCAAGCAGTGTTTATGCCAAACGCCACCTCTTTGGAGAGGACGGCGAGATGGTACCAGACCAAGCAGGAGGAACCGGGACAAGCGCGACCACCTACCTGTGCGACTACTTCTACATCACCAACAGCAGTACCCGTGCGGTCTTCTTCGGTGGCTTCGCGTACGACGGCGCGAGTGCCGGGCTTGCGTATGCGCGCATGAGCAACGACTTCTCGTATGCGTATGCGGTCTTCGGGTCTCGCCTTTGCTACTTCCCCGCTGCCGCGTAGCGCGAACCACGAAACACGGCACGTCAACGAACACGAAAAACCAACGAGGCGCGTGGCGCGAGACCGCCACCGCCTCCCCCCTCCGGGGGAATAAAACGACAAAAACAAGAAAAACAGAAAAATGACTGAAACCGAAAACAAGCAGAACCAGGAGCAGCAGCCCGCGCTGCCGATTGACCCGGTCAATCCCATCACAGGCGAGGTGGAGACCCGCCAGCCGGAACCCGAAGACGAGGAACCCATCCCCATCCCGGAGGGCGACGACGACGGCAGCCTTGCGTTTTTGCAGATACCCAGCGACGCGAGCCGCCGCCAGTTCAACTGCCCAGAGACCACGCAGCAGAAGCTCGTCAACACCACCTTCTGGCTCATCGACTTCTACGAGGAGATAAAGACCAAGTACGGCTTCAAGATGCTCATCAAGGTAAAGCCGAGCAAGGATGCCCCGGAGAGCGAGGCGCGTAAATTCTTCACGAACTGCGAGGACATCAAGTACGTCATGCGCCAGATAAAACGCAGAAACGCCTTCCCGCGCAAGGTCACGCTCCGCGCCAACGGCAACCATTACTTCTTCGAATAACGCCAGCGAAAGGAACAGGTAGGTCTGTCAGACCCGTGCGGTCTTCTTCGGTGGCAACGCGAACAACGGCGCGAATGCCGGGCTTGCGAATGCGAACACGAACAACGACTTCTCGAATGCGAATGCGAACTACGGGTCTCGCCAATACTACAAACAAATCGCAACAAACAAGGTTATATCAACCACGATATATACAACGCCGACAGACTGCCTTACCAACACGGTAAAAAACAACAGCGAACCAACAATGGGTGCTGGTACTCCCGCAAGGGCAGAGGAACGCTCCCCGAAAGTAGCAAAGACAACACACCAACCAACACAACATACAGAGAGGATGAACCGAAAGGGACACATATTTGAACAGATAATCGACATCGACAACCTCCGGCTGGCGGCATAT